GGATGATCGGACGCAGCACCAGTGTTCTAAACATGTTGACTAAGGAGTCTCGGAAATTCTGCACGAAGCCCTTACCGCCCTCGAATCCGCGCATCAGCGCGTCGGTCAGGCTTTTTGATATATCGTCAAACTGTTTTTTGGCTTCGTCCTCTCTCTTTTTCAGTTCGTCAAGTTGCTTCTTAGTTGCGTCTTGGTCAAGCTTTGCCTTAACTTTTAAATAATCCTCGTAATCTTCAATTTGCTGCTCTGCGAATTTCACCCATCCGGCATTGATGGTTTGCAAATCCTTTTCGTCCTGCGCCATTTTTTTATTTTGTATATCATCAAGATACTTATTTAATTCTACCTGCTCGTCAATTCTGCGCTGCGAGTCTGCCTCAAGCAAAGCAAATCGCTTTAGGTATTCGTCTAATTCTTTTTTTGCAGCATTTTTTGCAGCCTTTTCCGCAGCATCATCGACTAATTTTACGCTTCTTTTGATTGTCGATATTGGGTCTGTTTGTCCTGGTTCTGCTTTCCGCAATCCGGTCAAATATGAAAGCTTTGCTTCATTGGCCGTGATTGCGCCAAGAAGCAATGCAATGTCATCCGCGAAATACCACGACATCCAGCTTTTGCGGTGCGAATCAAGTTGCGCACGCTGCGATATTAAGGATTGCGTAATCGTGTCAATTGCCTTTGCCGGGTTTTCTGTTTCAGAGCCAGATGTAAGCGCAAACCCAGACAATGTTTTCCAAAAATTACCGGAATTTACAGCGGCCTCCGCGAACACCACCGATACTTTTGAGAGGCCGGGCAGCAAATTGTTGACAATTGAAATGCCGACAGAGCTTACCGCTCCGCTCAATCGAGTCATGTTGTCGTTAAAAACCTCGGCTTGCTTTGCGCTTTCTGCGGTCACTGGATTTAACCGCTGCCCCTCTGCGACCATAGCGGCTATCGCGGCGCTCCCCTCATTCAGCATAGGGATCATGTCAAGGCCGGCCTTGCCGAATAACTTTACGGCCAGAGCGGTTTTAGCTGCTCCGTCAGCCATCCCAGCGAACTTGTCGGCGACCTCTATCATCAGCGCATCCGTGGCCTTTAACGTGCCGCCTGCGGTTGTGATCTGCACACCAAGCGCCGCAAAGTTGCGCTTCGATTCAAGCAGCCCGCTCTGCGCATCAAACATCTGCGTCGCAAGTNTTTTCAATCCCTTTTGTAATCCCTCAACACTTACTCCCGACATGTTTGCTGCGTGTTGAAGTCCAGCTAGACTTTCTACCGATACGCCGACTTTTTGCGACAACTTGGATAAAGCGTCTTGAGCCTCCAGAGAATTTTTAACCAGTCTCACGAACATGGCTGCGCCAAGGGTGATCCCGAGAGCGCCGAGCGCAGCCGTTGCGGTGGCAACGGAGCGCGAGATATTATTCATCGCGCCGNCGACCATGCCCTTAGCCTGGTTCATGTCATTTGCGAGCCGCGCCATATTTGCGCTCATGACAATTTGCAGTTCGCCGACCGTTTGAGCCATTCTTATTTCCTCGAATTAGGTTTTGCCATCTGGTAAGCGCGCATTGCGTTAGTGACTTGTTTCGCAACGGCAGAGCGATTTTCTTCCGTCATAATATCGGGCTGATACGGTGACGGGCAGTCGGCTTTCACTGATTTCTGCGACTGCACCATGTAATCAATGGACAGTCGGCGAAGATATCGCGCCTCCCACGCATGAAGATCGATGCCAGTGTTGTCCTGCCACGCGCGAATCTCGCCATGCGTCAACGGCGCATCACCCATTCCCCCGGGCATCGTCGGCCCAATCTCAAAAAGATAGGACACCAAATGCAGCGCACCAACATCGGGGAACTCCGGATCGATGCCATCCGCCTCCATCCGCTTAATGCGAGGTGGAACAGTATCCGTTGACTTATCGCCAATATTCCTGTCCGGCGCAGCACTCAGCCACGCGCTTTGCCGGACATACAGGCTCAGTTCGGCGTAGATCCCTTCGTAAAAGACGACCAGTCTCCGATATATTTTGCGACTTGATCTGAAATAAATCCGATGCTTGTGTCGGAATAAACGGCTTTGAACAACGCATCGCCTTTAAGACCATCGTATTCAATGTTGTCGCTGAATTCCTTGGTGCAGGATGCCAGAAACTCAGCGGCTTCTGCGGCCTTTGCCTCTGCGGTCTGGTCGGTCTTGCCCTTGCGCTTGAGTTTGTCGATCATGCGGTTTTGCTGTGCCGCCTGCGCCTTTGCGTAGGTCTTTGACCCCGGCCCGTACATGGTGATCGTCATCGGTTGGCCGTCGTCTCCGATCATCGGGTCGTCGTTGGCTTCGCGCAATTCAAGAACGCCAGTTTCATCAACAGCAAATTTTTTGATGTCCATTGTAATTCCTTTTCTCGGAGTTAAATTTTGCCCCGTGCTGGCCTGCAGCTCCCCGAGAAAGGGAGACAGCAGGCCAGTCGGTTGCGAGGTGCGGCTTAAACTACGCCAATAATAATAATCGTGTACGTTACCGCTGTTCCGGCGGCGCTGTTGGCTACGGTCAGCATGTCACCAGTCGATGCAGTGACTGCGTAGCCGGTTGAATCTGGAGAGACAAGCGCGAACATGCCCCCCGGCCTCACTTTCACGATGTCGTTGGCGTTGGCAAAAAATAATACCCCTGAAGCGTGCCCGCCGACCAATACATCATTCGTGTTTGCCGCCGCTGCCGTGACGATTAGAGCCTTGACCTTTGTGAATGTGAGCGTGACGCCGAAAGCGTCAACCAGCACACCCGCCAGGTCGAGGTTTTCCGATGAGCTTGCGGTAAGCGTGCGCGTATCAGTCCAAATTTTCTTTGCCTGATCCCCACCGGTGCCATCGGAGAAGTTGTAATTCGCGCCGAAATTCACAGGGTAATTAACGCTGCCAACGTCGAGCGTATCTACTATTTCCCCGGTCAGCAATAGTCCGAGTCGAGCAGAAATTGAAGTCGCCATGATTTCTCCTTAGATCAGCGTTTCGACAATGCCGACGCCAGTGCTTGACGTGGTGATCTCAACGGTTGCCGTGGCCGAAGTCACTGCGTTAACGTCATTCACGCCAACCTTGAACCCCATCGTCAGACCCTGGAAATAATACTTGTCGCCGATTGGCGTTGTGATCAGAAACGCATACAGGCTGTCAGAGAGAGCGGCGGCTTTCATGAGGACTTGGCCGGCATCGTCGGTATCGAGGCCCAATTGCAGCGCAAGCGAGCCTTCGTTGAATGCCCCCTTGAGTTTCTGAGTGCCGCGCGTAGCCACCGGATTGTGCGTAGCAAGTTGGAACTCTCGACCAAACTCACCGAAGTTAGTAACTTCTCCGACTACAGTGTATACAAGCGCACCATATCCGGCGTCGTTGAAAGTTGAGGGAACGCCGGCAGAGATTTTAAGCGTAGTAGTTGCTGATGTGCGTACGGCCATGATGATGACTCCTTAAAATGAAAAAACCGCATAAGCGCGGCATTGTTTGCTGCTGGCGCTGCGAAAAAATTAACGGGTAAAAATAACCATTACATCCATGCTCTGCATGTGTATCGTCAGGCCCGCATCGAAAAAGTCGGGTCCGTCACTGTCTGGCAATATAGAGTCCACGGTAAATCCGTTAACTGTTCCCCTGGACACCGGCAGCGCAGAGCGCACCAGCGCAAGGATTGATTTCTGCGATGGGTATGTCGAGGCCATTACCGTGATCTGCACGCGATCCGTGACCAGCACGGTCGCCCCGCTTGCCATTGCAACGGTATTGCGCGGCACGCCGCTAACCTGCATTACCGATATTGCCGGCAGGACAGTATTAAGCGGGATAACGCCGGCCATAATTTTAACTGCCGGAACTGCGGCGATCAGGCTGGCATCGTTCGCCAGCAAATACCGGACGATTGCGGTACCGCTCATTTTTTACCGTAACGAGAAAGTTTTTTTGGGTAATCATCCTCGATATTCTGCACGCTGATAAAATCCGCAGCCTCAACGGGCGCGTCGGTCACTTCCTCGACCACAACAGGCGGCACATACTCAGCCGCCATCGCCGAACCAATGAACAGTTTCGCGCGCTCGTCGTCAAGATCGTATTCAACGCCTTCCGTGTACGGACCCATGCGGACGCCGTCGACCTTGCCATTAACGGACTGAAGCATAATTATTTTCATGTTCGACCCCTATTCAATTTCAATTTCAACGCTGGAAGTGTCAATGCCGTGCTTTGTTTCAAGTCGCGATTTAATGTAATTACCTGCCGCAGCAATGGCCGCGCTTGACTGAGCATCTAGCGCGGGCCGCAAAAACGGCTTCGGCGCAGACCCTGGGTGCCTTACCTTTTCGGCAAAAATACCGCCGAAGAATAAATTTTTTCCGGCCTTTGCGACAATGTCATGCGCCGCCGTTCCGAACTCAATCCACTTGGCATAAAATGCTTTTTTCCCGCCAGCCTTAACAAAGGCAGAAACACGACCGCCTCTGCTGCGCGTCGTAATCCTGATACTGTCGCGCAGCCTGCCGGACTTTACGGGCGCATTCTGTACCGCAGACTCTTTAATCAACTTCGTGCCAGCCCTGAGGGCCGACCTCATCACGTTTGCCTCAAGTTTTGGGGGCAGCGTGTCCATGAACTTCTGCAATTCAGCCAAGCCCTTCACGTTTTTTTCGATCATGAGATTACCTCGCACATCATTTCAAGCCCGTCGCGGCGCCCGAGTTCCGCAGGCCCGCCGACGATTTGCAGCACGCGATCTGTATCGCCCTTGATAGTAATCCGCATGGACGAATCAATATCGGAGCGGTAGCGGGTACGCACGCGAACCTGATTCCTTGCGACGGCCAATACCTGCAACACCGATTCAGACTTGCTCGGCAGCGAGTCTTGAACGGACGCCCAGACAGTGG